TTTATTCTAAAATGAGCGGTGGTGTTGTTCAGCTCGTCGCCGTCGGACCTCAGGACGCTTGGCTGACCGGCAAGCCAGAGGTTTCTTTCTACCGGTCAAACTACAAGCGTTATACCCACTACGCCAACTCCGTGGAGCGCCAGGTGATTCAGGGAACCGCGATTGCGGGTGGCATCTCCACCATTCGTTTTGAGAAGAAGGGTGATCTGCTCAGCTATGTGTATCTGACCGTCCGTGATTCCACCGGCGGCATCCTGGTGAATCCAGACTGGACTCGCATCATTGACAAGGTGGAGCTCATGATCGGCGGCCAGATTGTGGACACCCAGGACATCGAGTACATGACTGACATCGAGCCAATCACCGGCGCCCAAAACTACTCCCAGCGTTACCTCAACAACGACAGCACCACCTTCAATAACCAGAAGAACTCCTTCCTGCCCCTCAAGTTCTTCTTCTGCAAGGACTGGTCAGTGTGCCTGCCCCTGATCGGTCTGCAGTTCCACGATGTGGAGGTGCGTATCACCTGGTCCACCTACCTGAGCCAGACCATCACCATCGGCAACACGACCACTCCAGTCCTGACGGCGTTCCCCCAGGCCACTGCCAATCTTGTGTCTGACGTGGTTCTTTCTTCCAACTTGGCGAACGTTGTGGTTTCCCAGATAACCGGCCCTCTGTTCCCAGGTATGCTTGTGGTGACGTCCACGAGCAATCTGCAGACGAACACAGCAGTCGTCCAGTCATTCTCTAACGCCGTGACCACGGGTACAGGCGCTGGATTTTCCAACGTTGTGCTATCATTCTCCAACACATCCGCCGCTTTCCTGGACTCCGTGTTCAGCCTGGGTCGGACGGCGAACCTGTACGCTCCAGTTGCGTCCACCCAGATTCCTCTGGCTGTGGCAGCGGGTACAGGTGCTCGCACCACCGCGACCCTATCCATCGGCCAGGTCACGAGCCCTCTGAGTCAAGGTGGCGTCCAGGTCGGTCAGTTCGTGGCCGGTCTGCCTTTCACCGGCCCCGTGTACGTGTCTAACGTGAACAGCGCCACAAGCGTCACCGTGGCTTTCCCATCCCAGACCACTGCACCAATTGCAGCGGGTCTGACGATCTCTTTCTTCACTGGAACGGCAGTCACCTCCACCACCTACAGCTCCCTTCAGTACCAGTGCTGGACCAACTTCGTGTACCTGGATCAGGGTGAGCGCGATTGGTTCGCCAAGACGCCCCAGGATCTGCTGGTCACCCAGGTGCAGCGTGTGGTGCTGGGCAACAACCCCATCCAGGAGCTGGCGCTCGCTCAGCCTGTGAAGTTCCTGGCATTCCCATCGGTGAACTACGCCCAGATTTACGCCAACGGTGTGGGTGCAGTCCGCGCCGCCAACTACGAGCTTAAGACCCAGGTGAACGGTGTGGACGTTGGCGACTCGCGGCCCCTGATCCACTGGGTGGACGTGCCCCAGTACTACAACACGCCCTTCGGCTACAATCACAACAACACCACCGCCAACGTGGCGATCATCAGCTACTGCCTGGACACGTCCAAGCTGCAGCCAACCGGCTCCCTCAACTTCTCCCGTCTGGACAACTTCCGTCTGATCGTGCCCCCCACCCTTCCCAACGGCGTGCTCGGTCTGTACAACACCAACCTCACCAGCGCCTACCCAACTCCATACCTGTACGCGGTGAACTACAACATTCTGAGAATCCAGAACGGGCTCGGCTCGTTACTTTATGCCAATTAGATTTTTTTTCTGCATAAAGAATACACCCTAGGAAAATAAAATGGAGACTAAAAAATGTGGGTCTTGTGAAAGGGGCCCCCAGACGTTTGATAATTTTTTAGATAAATTTGGTCGTCCATGTTCTACTTGTTTAAAGTGCCGTTTGAACACGAACAGAAATCGCAAACCGCGTGTAGCGTCGGGTCGCCCATGTGGGATGTGTCCAAAGACTTCATCGTTCAACTTTCCAGGACAAACTCCTGGAATTAGATGCGTTGAACACAAAGAACCGGGAATGACAAATGTGATGCAGAAGAACTGTGAACACGAGGGATGCGTAAAGCAACCTTGCTACAATTTACCAACTGAACACTTTGGTAAATTCTGTGCAACACATAAAAAAGATGATATGGTGAATGTCCGTGAACGACGGTGTGAATATGAAGAATGTACGAAGAAGCCTTTTTACAATTTATCTTCGGAAACCAAGGGGCGTTTCTGCAAAGAACACAAGGAAGATAATATGATTGATATTCTGAGTGATTCATGTCGTCACGAAGACTGTAACAAAAGGGCAACTTTCAATCATCCTGGACAGAAAGCGAAGTTTTGTTCAACTCACAAAGAGAATGGAATGATTGACGTTAAGACAACTCGTTGTGAATATGATCAGTGTATGATAGTTCCAGTTTTCAATATCGCGGGGAACAAAAAAGGTCGTTACTGTTTCAAACACAAAGAACCAGGGATGGAGGATGTGAAGAATAAGAGATGCAGGACGCATATGTGCGACATAATTCTTAATTATGGTAAAGACTACTGTGTTCGTTGTTATGCCTATATGTTTCCAGACGAAAAGCATGGATACTTCAAGACCCGTGAAATGAAGTTGAAGGATTTTTTACAAACGGAGTATACAGACAAGACAATCATACATGACAAACGAGTTGAATGCCATCTGTACCGTCCTGATTTCGTGTTTGACATGGGAAGTCACACAGTCGTGATTGAATTGGATGAGAACCAACACAAGAGGTATGACACTTCATGTGATAACAAACGGCTTGCGAGTATATTTCAAGGTCTAGGATCCAGGCCGATGATTATGATTCGTTTCAACCCAGACCGGTATGATTCAATACCCGGCTGTTTCAAGAAAGACGGTCAACTCTCAGGGAATGGAAAAGAATGGAAAATACGCACAGATATTCTTCATAAACGTGTTGATTTTTGGCTCAACACCCAACCCGACCGTGAAATAACAGTAGAGCATCTTTTCTTTGATACATTCAAGTAATGCACTGGATCTTCTTGGCTCTTGTTGCGTGTCTCGTGTTTTTGGCTTCGTACAATCCGCGTACGGGAAATTTGACCAAATATTTTGCTCCCGAAACATCAGTAGAGCATAATGGCTCGAGAGAGGCACAAAGCGATAGCGATACCAATGAGCAAAGTGAACGACGCCCAGCACTTCCTCATCGTGCACGATAGGAGGTACCGTGAATGGACGTTTGTCACAGGCGGGTGTCGCCGACGCGAGGTCTACAACCCACTACGGTGTGCGGTTCGGGAACTCGAAGAAGAAACACGAGGACTTATAAATTTAAAAAGGGGGTCATACTCCTATTTTAAATTTACTACAAACACACCGGAACCTAGAGACCTAGAAGATGGCGTGGATGTCATAAATCACTACCACGTGTACGTATTCAACTTACCAATGACTTCAATAGAGCATAAACACACTATTAAAAGATTCATAGAAGAAAAGAAAAAGATGGAAGGGGCCGAAGTCCCATTCCGCAAAAATTATGATGAAAATGATGATTGTCGCTTTGAGACGCTTGATTCAATTACAAAATGTCAGAATCTTTGGCCCATGATTCGTGCTCACGTCATCACGAATCCCGAGTTTACACAGGCCATCTCAACGACCCATTGGACGCCATTTAATTTGAGAGACTAGGCGCGTCCGTGACGTGCCTAATAAGTTCGCAGAACATAATAGAAAATGACGCGATCCAAGCTAGAGCTCGCGACGATCCTCGTCAAGCTCCGTGGCGACGACTCAGACCCCGCCGTGGTCGCCAAGGATATGTCCCTTCTCAAATTGTGCTACGAAATTCAGAAGATTGAAGAGGAGAAGGAACTAGAAGCCCTGTCCAACGAGACCAAGGCAGAGGAGCCCAAGGCGGAAGTTCCATTGACCAAAAAGGAGGAGGAAATTGTGGAGGAGCTCAAGGCGCCAGCAGAGGCCACCACCAAGCAGCGTCACAAGCATATATTGTCGTGGCTTTTGGACTCGTCAAGTGATGAGGACTAAAGACTAGACACCCTTATAAGTTAATGAATAACTCAATTGATCGCTGGAGGGTCCCAAAGGGCCCGGGGACCCATGTCCTCATGTCCGGTGGTATCTTATTTGTCCCCCCTGAAGAAACCCAAGAATTCTACAGAGAGTACATAGCAGTTGTGAATTCTGGAACAAAATTGTATGTGGTTGAGCAAAAGACGGAACTTTTCAAGTTTTTCGTAGACTTGGATTACAAAGCTCCAGAAAAATTGAAGGATGAAGATCTTATTCAATTTTGTTCAGTAATTCATCAAGCCCTAGGAACGTCGTCAGCGTGTCTGATCGCTCGTGCTAGACCCAGAGCTATTGCAGATGGCCTTATAAAATCAGGGGTCCATATTCACTGGCCAGATCTGATCGTCACCAGGACTCAGGCTCTTAATTTAAGATCAAAAATAGTTTTGAGTTTGACAAATGATTTCGCGTTTGATTGGGACAAGATCATTGATGCTTCCGTGTATAGTGGGTCTGGTCTTCGCATGCTCTGGTCTCACAAGAAACCTACAGGTGACCCGTACACCCCATGGCGCAGTCTGAACGGCGACCGTGAGTTCCCGAAGACACCCGACGCTGCAACCTTGGAGCTTTTCGCAGTTCGTACAGAAGAACGGGAAGTGGTGCGCGAGTCCCTGCACAACATCAGCCATCTTGAGGAATTTATTCAAAAGTATCTAGAGGGTCAGTCGCGGTCAAATGTTAAAAAGGTGCAGCGTCACGAGCATGATGGTTGGTATGTCCAGACTGACTCTAAATATTGTGAAAGAATTCACAAGGACCATAAGAGCAATCACGTGTGGTTTCATATAGGAGTCAGGCGAATTTCCCAGAGGTGTTTTGACGAGGAGTGCGGTGAGTTTAGGGGTCAAGAACATATTCTTCCTCCATCTATAGTAGAGCAACTCAAAGATGTTGCTATTGTGGGTAGTCCTTCTAATTGCTTTCTTATGGATATTTTTCCCAATGGGACCTCGGAAAACTTTCAAAAAGTACGAGCACATGGTTCATCCATACTCGGGTCTGGATCCGACGAATTGGTCACGGTTTCTAGAGAACCTCCACGAGTTCGAACGGTTGGCTTCAACCCGGTTGGATGAGGCTTCTAGTGCACTCTACGCCGCGACGGAAAACATAAGGGACTTGGGACTTGGCGTCGGACGTGCGGATGACTCTGATATTCAGGAAAAGCTGGCTGTCATCGCATCACAACTTGGATACGAAGGTGAAGTCATTTTGAATCAATATGCACTTTCAAAGGGTCTTTACTTCTTTCCACGTTACTTAAACGAATCGCTTGCGGAATATCCAGAATATGTCGACACGCGAGACCCAGGACGCGTCAAAAGCCACGGCCAGTGAGCCTACCCGCACGCGATCTGGTCGCGTCACCAAGGCACCGGAGCGTTACGAGCCCGTTGAGCAGGTTGAGGACGACTACGGCCCTGATGACTACGATGACGACGAGTCTGATATTCCATCGGACGATTCTTTTGAGGATGAGGATGAGGAGGACGAGGAAGATGACGCAGATGAAGATGGAAATTTGGACGGATTTGTAGTGCCAGATAAAAGCGAGAGTGGTGATTCAGACAGTGAGGATGGAGAACCTGCCGTTCCTGTCAAAAAGCAACGAACCGTCGTCACGAAGCGCCCCGCTCCAAGAAAGTGAACTGCCGCGCGAAGTATGGACGCCTACTCACGAGTTTGAAGAGCCTCAGCAGCGGCGCTTTGTCCCCATGTATGAACCCCCAAAGAAAAACGTTTTTGACTCTCTCAAGGACAACCAGATGGCATTGGTTCTTCTTGGGATAGTTATTGGGGTTATTATTATGAATATGAGACCTATTATTGTAAATCCTAAGTAAAAGGATACAAAGGTGCATTTTTAACATAGTCATTGTTGCCTACAAAAGTCCCAATTGGACCTGTACGGTATGCATACACATCCTCCTGTAAAAACCCTATCCAGGGGTTTACACGAGTTTGATCAGCAGGTTCCATATCTCTGAAAACAGTAAATTGTGAGGGTGATTCATCTGGTGGAGGAGGCTGGGAAACCACAGACGGCTTGACGCGCTGCCACGAAAGCCACACAATAAACCCAATAGCCACTACTGCGGCTATTGGCATTACGTACCCCCTGCTCAAAAGATACACGCTACTTAATATTGTTAAAGAACCTGTAGCCGCCACAAAAATATATTGAGGCGTGTCCATCTATTATTTATTTAGGTTTTAGTTCGGGGCGTCGGGGACCTCATCCTCACCCTCGTTCTCAGCCTCGGTGATGGACGTGATCTCAACTGCAGGGAGGCGGCGCTCCTCAATAATCTTGTTCACGCGCTCATCAGCCATGTTGACCAGTTCCGCGAACGTCTTGTCTGGGAACTCCTTGCGCAGCTCCTCCACAATCTCAGCTGGGTGAGGAATGGGGGGGACGTCCGGCTTGGTGTAGAACTTGGAGTTCTCGTCGGATGGGTCAATATAGGGAAAGGGGCCGTCCTGTGGCTTGGCGATCATGTCGCGCTTGCGCTTCTCAAACATGGACGACGCAGCCGCCTGATTCTGACGATACTTGACCATGATCTCCTCCAGCTTCTCGTTCTGATAGTGCACGTCCTCAATCTGATCGCGGTCTGGGGGGATAAGCAGCCACTTGTACATGTCAACGACGTAAATGTCAACGATGGCATCCTCCTTCTGGAGGCGCTTGGCGTGAGATGCCGCCTCGTCCCGCGACGCAAAGCAGCCGCGGATCTTCATACCCAGCTTCTCATTCTTCTGAGGGAGGTCTGGGCCAACAAACGAAATGCACGCGAAAAGCTGTCCTGGAACGGTCAGGTAATCCTGCTCGAGGGTAGCCATATAAAAGGAACAGGAGCTTATTTTTTAAGCCCTGAAACGCAATGAACTTGGATCTACGCAAACTTCACAACAATTGCAAACGCCAATTGATTCAGAAATGGGTCAAGCCTGGCTCCTTCGTCCTTGACTGTGGTTGTGGACGTGGAGGAGACCTATGGAAGTGGAAGGACGCCAAGGTGCGCGTGGCCGCCATAGACCCTGATGCCGATTCCCTAGATGAGGCGGAGAGTCGTGCCGGTACCGTTGACGCGGATGTGTATTTTTTGGGAACAGGGACCATCATCCAAGCGGCGTTCGCTGGGCCATATGACGTGGTCTGTTACAACTTTTCGCTCCACTACATTTTTGAAAATGAATTAACCTACAAAAATTCAATCAAGGCTTTGGGTCTCTCTGTGAAACCCGGAGGTTTGTTGATAGGCATCACACCCGACAAGGACCGTGCAGAGTCCATGGTTGACGAGTTTGGTCACTTCAAGGATCAATTAGGAAATGAAATTGCATGGCTTCGTGGAGGGCGGAGATTGATGGTGCGTCTGATTGACGGCCCCTTCTATACAGACGGTGGTCGTGAAGAGCCGACCCTCTCTCCTATCCAACTCATTCAGGACCTTCAAGAGGTGGGCCTTGATCTCGTGCAGTGGGAGCCGATGATAAGCCGACCCAACGGGATGATTTCGGATTTATACTCAAAATTCGTTTTTAAAAAAATTGAGTAATATCAGGATGTGGGCGTGGATCACTTTACTAGTGACCATGGTCATCGTATTTTTCATAATTTTCACCAATAATCAGGAACCACCTATGCTTACGGAAATCAAGCAAAAATACCGGGCCATACTGGATATGCTTCGCCAAACAGGCGACCCGATGTGGAAGGGGGTCCTCAGACCATCAATTATCACTGGTATGAAAGATTGGTCAAAGAATAAGGGACCTATTGGGTCAAACGTGAACAAGGGGTATGAAATTTACATCTGCCTGGATGGAAACGATGTAAATTCTGCAATGTATGTGATGATCCATGAACTGGCACACATGTCCGTTCCAGAATACGATCACACGACTAAATATTGGACAAATTTTTCAAAACTCAAGAAACTATGCATTGACAACGGGTTCTATACAGCCTCCAGCGTTCGCACCTACTGTGGTGACGTCATCAAAGATGATCATTAAACCTTGTCGGCAATGAACTTCTTGGCGAAGTAAAACACGATGGCAGCCACGAGCGCCGTCACAACCAGGCCCGTCAGCGAGACGTCACCAGACTCGCCGACGAACTTGGGCACCATGGTGCGCATACGTGACTGCACGGGCTTGGAGAAGGCGATGATCGCCGCCACGCCAGCCAGCGCCGCCTGGAACTGCTCGTCGGTGAGACCGAACGGATTCTTTGATACGCGGCCCCCGGACTCGGACCCATCTTCGCCATTCCGCTTGCGCGCGGCCGATGGCGCCTGCTGTGGCTGAGCGTAGGGCGAACCCATCATCTCGTTCTGAAGCATCTGACCTGGACCTGCCATGACTTCCTCAATTGGAGTAGAAAAGTCCGCCATTTGAGATTCGTCAACGTTTTTTTCTGGCGGAAAATTCTTCAACAAACCGGTCGGGACTGACTTGTTGTTTGGGTCCTTGTTGAGGGCCGCCCGGGCGAGCTCTTCGTCAACCGTCATTTCAGGGGCCTGCTGAATAGGAGAAGACATGGTGTCTACACTAGGATCATAAGTCAACATCTGTTGTTTTCGGGTAAAAAATAAAGGAGCCAAGGGCGCGCTACTTCTTCTTGACGACGGTTACCACGCCCCCTTTGCGCTTCACGACGGGCTCCGCCGCCTGCCTCACCACGGCCCTGGGGTTGTAGTGACGCTGGTGATACTGCCAAAACGCAGGACCACCGACATGGAAGTTGCGGCGGATAGGCGCCTTGTACCAGAACACGCAATCTGTTATTTTATTAGACTTGGACGTGTTATCAAGCACTAAACACTCGTAGTTTTCTGTACAGGCGTCCATAACCTGACAAAACTGGTCAAAATTTGGAAACACCCCAAAGAACGCCTTGTAGAGGTTCTCACGGTTCTGTCGGACGTTGTCACGAAGGGCAAAGACGTAGTCAACATTGGTGCGAATCATAGGGGTCATGTCCATACAGTACTGGGTCGTCATCATAAAAAAGATTTTCCAGTGCCGTCCGTTCATAAAAAGCTGCCGAATCGCAATGTCGCGCATGAATGCCCTATCGTACATACAGTCGTCCATGAGTATGAAAACTGGATTGCACCGCCCAACGGCCAAGAGCTTCTTTTGGCGTTCAATAAGCCTTTCAAGCGCATCACGGTTATAATCTCCAAAAACAAACAAGTCTGGAATAAATTGTTTGTAGTACCCGTTGCCCTCCTCCGTCCCTGACATGGCTATGCCTGCTTGAAGATGGCGCTTGTGCCACAGGATGTCTGTAACCAGCGTACTCTTGCCAGTGCCTCTTTTGCCTATGAAAACGCACACCTTGTCATCCGACATTTTTGAAGGATCAAATTTTCGCAATTGGAGAGCCATCTCCTTCCTACAATTTAAAAACAAATTTGACGGTGGCCTGGAGCGCGGGAAGCATTTATCATAAAAAGATGTTGACAGGTACTAGAGGAGACTTCAATGTCGGCCGGATATATTCAACTCGCGGCTCTTGGGCAGCAAGACGCGTACCTCACAGGAGAGCCTCAGGTGACGTACTTTTCAGGCGTGTATAAGCGCCATACACCGTTCGTTCTAGAGGCGTACGACATCCCTTTCAACGGTCAGGATGTCGGCTACGGCAAAACAAGTATATGTAGGATTCCACCCAAGGGTGATCTCATACGCGGGCTCACACTTAAAATGACCTTGCCTCCTCTTTTCAATCCAACAAACGATTGGATATGGCCGACCCTCCCATCTTCGGCAAGTTTTCCGGCCCTCCAGTTTGGATTTTCAAACGGTACCGTGTCCGACCTCGTCTCGGCATCTTTTGATGTAAGTTTCTATTCAACAAATGTTAATGTATTAACAACTTGGTTCATTCCATTCACGCAGTATGTCAGTTATTCCTCTTCAACAAACAAGTTTATATTCAGTAACGTTGCAAACGTCATCGTTCAATACGGATTTTCTGAAACGAATGTTGGTTCATCAGTTTTCTGGGGACTTGATCCAATAAACTATTCAACTTTGGATGCCACTGGAAATCTCGTCTACAACGCAACGGTGTCATCACTTTCTAATTTAAGTGCAAATTCCACTATAAATACTCAATCAAATACGTATATATCAACATTGACGCCCGATTTCACCCTTCAAGAAGCAGGGTGGTTTCAAACAACGCCAACTGCAGAAAATTCATTTTTCGGTCTCTACCTATCCCTAGCGCAACCCGTCTCATTCACCACAAGTTCACCACAGCTTATAAACTTTAACGCGTTGACACCAAGTACCAACTTCCCATATTGGGCATCTCCCTACCTGGTTGCCACGAGTTTTATCATATCAGCCGCTGGTCTTGTCCAGTTTGCACTTCCGGGATACTATACACTTCGGGCGGGGTTTAACCTGAGCGCAGGCGCGGTGGTTTCCATAAGTTATGGCACGAATACGACTGGAACCATCCCCTTGACCCCTACGTTTTTGTACACCTACACGTATACCGTTTCACCAAATCCCACATCTCCAGCCATCATCCCAATATATGAAACAAATGGGGGGACCTATTACTACTTTTACGTACAGACGAACATGCCATGCACCGCCCTCAAGGGAAGTTACTTTAGTGCTACATACGCCGATGACACATACCAGTTTTCAAATGACGTCACGCTTTCTAGCACGTCTTTGGCTCCAGTTCCCCTTACCGGAAACATTGGGCCTATTCTCAACTCTACGGTCACTTTGGACACAAATTCTATGATGAAGTTTGCCGTCAGTGGCTCGTACCTGATTTCGGGTGTTCTGTCACTTTCAAACACAGCCACAGAATCGTACGTGTCAAATATAGCCATAGGAGAACGGGCGAACATCGTTTACGTCTATGACATGTCGTCACAGGGGCGCAATCCCACATATGGGTTTTCCATTCCCCTCGTAGCAGACTCAAATCTTTCATACTATCTCAACGTCTCGTCAACTGAATCATTTTCAAATATATCAGCCAACTCTTTTTTCACTATAAATCAGGTGGGCGTTCTTCCAGGCACAAATCCGGAAAATATTCTTCCATACAACGGCATTTTGTTGAATTCATCATCAAACACTCTTACAAACCCCCTCAATTTGTCAACAAATTTCAATCTTTATTCAAATTCATCACTTATTTCAGTAACTCCATCTGGAACTCTCGCGTTCGCCAACACCGCATCATATATGTTAACGGGTGTTTTTTACACGACAAGCCCAGTAACAAACGTAATTATTACAAATACTTCTACAAATTCAAATGCATTTTTTAACTATACACTTGGGACGAGCGGGTCACCGCCCTATACAATTTCAGTACCGTTTGTTGTATCAAACACTGCAGGTACATATACAGTTTCAATCACAACACAGGATCCCGTATCAAATGTGAATAGCGGTACATATATTGCCTTATCTCCTATCAGTACACAGGCATACGACTATTTGAATCAAAGGTATAACTATTATGACTCTGTAGGTACGATAGCCATTACACGAGCCGATCTCAAGATAGGTGGACAGACTGTTCAAAGTCTTACAGGAGATTATATAGAAGTTTGGAACGAATTGAATATTCCATATGAAAATCAACCGGGTCTCCAGCTCTTGACGGGCAAGTACGACACACAAACGAACGTCCCACCCCCCGGTCGGACCTACTATATAAACCTACCATACTACTTTTACGATAAGCCGGAGCTGGCGCTGCCCATCGCCGCTCTCGGGAGACAGGATGTGGAGGTCTGGATCACCTTCAATAACTTTTCAAACTTGACATCAATTTCAGTTACAAATCCAACACTTCAAGCCACGATCATTACAGAATACGCATATCTTTCCAACCCCGAAATTGACTGGTTCCAAAGGCACCAACTTGACTATGTCATTTCACAGTGTCAATACGAAACCTTTCTTCTTGGACAAAATTTCAGATCTTCTATTTTTGATCTAAAATTCAAAAACCCCGTCAAGGAACTGTTTTTCCTCATACACCCTGACACTAATTTACCATATAATTACACAACCCCTGGGAGCGGGACGGACGCCGTCAATCTCGGAATGACGTTCAACGGCGAAGATGCGTTTTTAAGTTCAACAACCAACACACTTTATATAGGATCCATAGAGCCCTTTAATAAACACGTCAACTTCTTTTCAAAACCAACCGTCATCACAATTGATCAACCAAATACCTATGGGCGTCAATTTTACATGTATGCATTTTCTACAGATCCGTTCGCTACGACTTCGTCCGGTCAAATAAACTTTAGTAGGATCCGTCAGACGCTTCTTGAACTCAACATCACCAACACGGCCGGTAACTATCCTTCAAAAACTTTAGAAGTTATAGCCCTGTCTCAAAACGTCCTGCGTATTGAAAACGGTATCGCGGGCGTGATGTTCCACTAGTGAGATTTTAGGCGTAAAATAAATGCTTAGTATTTACTAGAGATGGCCGGTCGTGCCAGTTTGTCCTTTCTTGGTCAAGAGGACATTTCACTGAGTGGCGATCCAGAAGTCACATATTTTATAGAAAAATACCAGGGCCAAACTCCCTTTTCTTCCCGTGTGGATCGTGTCATCTTTGACGAGCAGGGGGTGTCGTTCGGGTCCCAAAATCACAGGATCCTTCCGCGCAACGGCGACCTCATCACAAACATGACGCTCTTTACCGCATTCCCTAGCCCCCCACCAGGTGTGAACGTCCTTGACTCTGTAGGTACCCTCATGTTTCAGTACATTGAACTATACATAGGGTCTGAGCTCATAGAACGCCTTTACGGCGAGTACATTGAGATGATGTTTGATTTAACAATTCCAAAGGGAAAACAGCCCGGTCTGTCCTTTCTAGACGGTAAGAATCTCCAATACATTTCAGCGCCTCAGCTCGCATATACTGTTCCACTCCCCTTTTCCGTATTCAAAAAGGGTCTTCCACTGTGCGCCTTCAAGGAGGATGTGACAATCAGAATCGTATGGAACCCATCAACATACTTTACATCCCCTCCTACACTCATCACCACCCCCTTCACCGCTCAATTGAATATAGAATACACTTACTTGGCTCAAAATGAAATTGATTTTATTCGTAAATCCCATATACAAATTTTTGAACAAATTCAGCTCAATCAATTTTTCGCACCATATGGGACCAGCTTCGTCCACTGCGATCTCAATTTTTACAATCCAGTAAAAGAACTCTACTTTGTTTTGCAACAAGATTCTGCACGTGGGTACGATTACAGTAACGTGGCGACCGCTGCCTCCGCTTCGGGGACCATAGGAACGGGTGATATCCTCGCCCAGCTTCAGTTTGACTTTAACACTACAGAGCGCATCTCAAAGGACGTCGGGTCGCCCCAATTCCTGCGGATCATCCAGCCCCTAGAGTTTCACACGAGGGTACCGGACCGCATATTCTACATGTACTCATTCAGCTTGGATCCACAGGACGATTCTCCAACAGGTTCCGTGAACCTGTCACGAATTCAGAATCAAAATTTGTATCTGTACCTCAACCCTACACCTACCAACGTAAATATTAGGGTCTACGCAGCGTCCTATAATTTCCTAGAAATATCCAACAATTCGGCCAAGGTGATTTTTTCCAACTTCTTTTAGTTAAAACATACGAGGCCAAGTAACGTAATGAATACCGAAGCTTTTGAACAGACGGCGACCGATCTTTTGCTCCCGGTACTAGAGTCGGCTACGGTGCTCGCAGGTCACTACGCCAAGGCGTGTGGCCGTGATGTTGTTCTCGCAGAGGACATGAGTTACGGGCTCATGTTCGCCGCCAGGAACGTGCTTGGGAAGCACGTTGGCACCCTGTACCCTGAAGTTTACGAGGAAGAGGACACCGACTCCGACTCGGTTCCTGATTTGGTGTCAGATGACGAGGACGATCCAGAGTGGACCCGTTACTCAGGCGACGACGACCTCTCCCTCAAGATGAATGAGTGCGCCGACACATGGGAGGCGTGGGAGCCGTCCAACTTTGCAGAAAACGCGTTGAAAAACGCGGTGGACAAAAATTCAGTTTTTGGTAGAGGATGAGTTTCATCAATTATACAATTTTTGATGAAGATTCAGAAGAAGAAACACGGTACTCAAGCTTTGTTGACCTGGAGGCGTTTGAAGAAAGTGACGCCGACACACCAGAAGCTTTTGATGGTACAGAAAAGGGCTCCGAGTTGGAGCCGGGGCAGGACGACAGGTCGCACGTCAGACCATGGGACCCGAGTGAAAATTTTTTTAATATTATATAGTAAAACATGGCGTCTACTGTGATGAGTATCGCAACCTCCGTCGAGTCCCAGGCTTTGAACACCGTCATCGGTGGGTTCTCCTTCGCCGCCGCGCTTGCATGGTACGAGGTTGTGAAGAAGGTTGTGGACCGCGTCGCCAAGTCCAACGGCAGCACCCAGGGCGCCGTCATCGCGGCACTGGTGACCACCCTGCTCGCCGTCCTCGTGTACATGATCCTCAAGACGTTCATCACCAACGTGGAGATCAAGGAGCCCAGCCAGCCCATGTTCGCGGTGACCCGCTAAACAATCTGCGGGACGGGGGCTTTTGGCCAACTTTTCCACACGACAATAGCTGCAATTAAACCTAAAATTATCAAGACCCACGGGATCCGTTTTTTGGGTTCGGGTGGTGGAGGCGGTGCTACTTTCATAGCCTCCACGATTCGCTTTATTTGTATTTCTTCAAGGGGTATAGGGGGTGGCAGGGTGGGCTCTGGGTCGGGTGTCACATGAAGACGCAGTACGAATGCGTTGGTGTTCCAGCCTCTAAAGTCAAGAAGGTTTCCGGACTTGTCAATCCACCTCACCGTCAGGCGCTGCAAACTGTTGATGGGCTCCGGATAATCTACCGAAACTCTATAATCCTTATTTTCATGAAAATTCTTAATACACGCCGAGCCCACATCCATGATGACGGGAGCGAATGCCCTGTTCGCATTTGATCCTGAAATTGTACCTGTAGTCCCCTGAAGAGATCCAGTATCAACGTTAAATGGCGTTCTGAGTTCATCAATGTCTAAAAATACATATTCATTGAGTGAAAAATCAACAAGGGTTGATGATTTAAGTATAAATTTGCCCGCATATGCGGGATCAAGGGCAGTGGCTGCAGTGGCCGTGTACGCACCCACCGGTAACCCCACCATAGTTCCAAACTCATCAGACTGAATATTGATTATAAACGATGGGGTTGTGGATGAAAAAATGAAATGACCCTCCTGTGGAAGGTAATCAAGGGTTACAAAGGCGTTGGCGGTGACGGCCTGTGCAAGGTTATACGCTGAATAGAACCCTGGGTTTAAAGAGACGTTGCTGGAATTCACTGAAAAAACGTTTGAACCATTTGTCAAGTTGTATATCGTGTTGGGTACGCGAGCACTGACAAGATCCACCCGTTCTATATTTCTGATGGGTCTTGTCAGATGAAGTACATAACTGTTTCCTTGAGGGTACAAGGCAACATCACGGTTCGCGGCGTCTGCGAACAGAAGACGCTCCGAGGCGTCCTCACCCGTGTAATTCATTCTATTTTTACAACTTATTAAAAAAAGGGCTCATGCAAAACTCTTTACCAGCCGGTACCATGGTGTTGAGCACGCCTACGTTCGCCGAGCTCGCAGGACAAAACACGACTCGCCCATCTGGAACCAGCGTGCATCCAAAAAACTTGCCCGTAGCTGTAGACACCAAGGCACAGTTTGAATATGTGAGGGTCCCTGGATCAAACATACCCACGTTTGATGCGTCTGCGGGGGCGAATATCACGTTTCCTGATGGCAAAAGAGTCCCGCCCTGGAAATAGTTTGTACCGCCAATTGCACCCAGTTGAATATTTGAATACCCCCCTGCTGCTATAGGACTTGATACGAACGTTGGGTTATAAACCACTACGTTTGTTGACGTAGAAGGTGGGAATATGACGTTTCCATTAGGAGACAACACCGATGATTCCCACGTGAGTGTTGATGTGATAGGGCCGACGTTTGTAAATGCTGCCGTAGTCAGAAGAGCCGTATTGTACATTCCTATATTACCTGATGCACCCATCGGACTCATGACCACGTTTCCGCTGGGCAACAGAACACCCGACCCGAAAAGAGAGAGGCCCTGTCCGGCTATCGGCCCGACGTTCGTCATGGCGAGCGTCGTGGGGTTGAAAATTCCTATATTTGCAGAATCTCTAGGAACCATGACGACGTTTCCAGTTGGGCTTAGCACGCCCCCCTGGAATCGGAAGCCGCTACCCGCTGCGGCCGCGCCAACCTGTATATTAGAATAGACGTTAGCCACTGGATTATAAAGTCCTACGTTAGAGTTATTCCAGGGTATGAAAACGACGTTACCGTTCGGCACGAGCACACCACCTCTGAACTTGTTGGTCGCCGCAGATATTCCTGGTACCACCACATTTGAATACGCTCCAGTTGCGGGTGTGAAGAATCCCACATTTGAGGCGTTCTGCGGAACGAAGAGAACGCGACCGTCGGGCAATAAAACAGACCCAGCGAACGCCGACGAACCGCTTGGTCCCGCCACTATGTTTCCGTAGACGGGATTTGAAGACGTGGCCCACCACGACTTGCTCGGCTGCGAGGCCGCGTTACACGTGGCTGAAATCCAGGCCTGAATTGTGACGGCGTTTGCAACGTTTGGCGTGAGGTAAGGACCTCTCTTGAAAAGATCTTCATTGTAGTAAATCGTTCCAGATACTATCAAGTTTGTACTTGTGAGTGCGTTTGAGGCATATACGTTGCCTTGAACCTGGAGGGTAGCACCGAGATTCGTAGACGTGTTGATACCAACGGAGCCCGATTGACCATAAATTGAAGTTGTATTGAGTGTAGTGACGTTCAGTGTGCCAAAATTCAAACTGACAGTATTGAGTGTAGTTATGTTGGCGCTTGTTGTATTAATACTTGTCGCATTAATATTCGTCGTGAAAACGTTGGTAGCTGTCAGCGCGTTGGAGACCCATATGTTCCCCGTGACAGTCAAGTTGGCTCCGCTTGCGCCACCAATATTGAATGCTGATGTGATTATGAGGGTAGTTGTATTGGTCGTGGTGGCGTTTATATAATTGAGTGAAGTTATATTAGGGGTTACTATAGAATTAGACACGTACACATTTCCTTGAACGCTGAGAGCGTTTCCGAAAGGGTCCGTACCTATTCCAATGTTACTGGCATTTAAAACATATGTGTTACATGTTTGCACAATATTAGCCGTTACTGTGAACACATTCTGAGCCGTCACGGTATTTGATACATACGCGTTTCCGTTGACGCTTAGGGCGTTGGCGGATGGATTCATACCGATTCCCACATTTGATGTCACCACAAGTGAAAACACGTTTTGGACACCCGAAACGTTAGAGTTTGTGGAAACGACGTTAGTAGTCGTGAGTGCGTTGGAGGCGGTCACGTTCCCTGCTTGCGCGGTGGTGCCGACCAGAGACGTTATGTTCACAGAAGTGATGTTTGCATTTGTAGCAAATATATTTGAAAATGGAACCGTTACATTTCCTATTCCGGCCGTTGAGGAGCTGGCTAAGATGTTCCCATAAAATTGGGAAAACGCCCCCTGAACGATGAGATTACCCTGAAGCGTCGTATTGCCCGTCGTGTTAGAATCACCAAAGTTGGTGATGATGGGCATATCTAGTAATTGCGGAGCAATTATTTACGGGCGGGATCCGGAGGATCCCTTTGCAGAGCAATTATTTACGGGTCCTCAGAACTTGTTGAAATAAGGTGAAAGGCAAAACTCTTGTGAAACTGGAGAAAAGGTATCAATGACACCCACATTCGCCGAGTCATAGGGTGTGAAAACCACCTGACCGTTTGGCAACAGGGTCGCGCCTGAAAATGCTATTCCCGACGTTTCCGCGGCCACCGAGTTTGAATATGTCAAGGCTACTGGATCAAACATACCCACGTTTGCAGAGGTTCCTGGAGCGAACACAACGTTACCCGAAGGTAGAAGTGCCCCTCCTCTGAAGAAATTCGTTACAGAACCTGCTATAGGTCCTACATTGGTTGAAGTTCCGGTAGTAGGGTTGATTACATATATATTTGAACCACTTGGTACTGTGATGACGTTTCCATTGGGTGCGAGAACCATACCATTGAACACGTCCGTTCCGACTACTATATTTGAAACTAAATAAGTAAATGCTTGTTGAAACGACATGACATTTGCTGACCCTATTGGACTGAACATTATGGCACCTGAAGGTAATAGAACCGAGCCCGTGTTGTACCCATCGGCTGCCAAGATAACGTACGCCGTACCGGCACTGCCACCGGGAGCGGATACAATTGCCCAAAGTCCGAGCGAAGATGACCAGGTTATATATTTACTCCCAAATAATGAACTAATAGGTGGATTCATTGTGTACCATGACTTGCCATCTCTTGAGTAAGCCCCCACACCTGCACTAGATCCATTGACGTAACCAACGGCTATGAACATGTTTGCTTCTGGAGACCACGAGACGCTGGTCCATTCAGATGCGACTTCTACACTTGATAAAGAAGGTGACGCCGCACTCCAACTTGGCGCCCCGGGTGGCGCCGGAACCCACGCCGATCCGGGGTTAGAACCGCCGCCGGTGCTCCCTACGGCAACAAATATGTTTAAAGTACTTGAATATGCAACTGAATTCCATGTAGACCCTAAACTCTGTAAGGTTGTTAGACCAAACCCTGGAAGGGGGAACCGTGCCCAAGAACCTCCACTGTAATACCACGCCCCACCTGCGGAAGTTGTAACGGCGAGTTGATTCCCAAAAGAATCTGTAGTCAATGATGTGTACTGTGCAATTGATTCTCCCGTGGGTGGTTGGGCGTACCAGGTGACGCCATCCGGAGTTAGAGCGTAATCTGTTCCCACAAATACATTACCAACACCCAAAGCTACAAATGTATTATCAAAAGAGTTATACGCCAAGGCTTGCCATGTCATTGTTGAATTTATACTATAAAGGTTCTGGAATGCTGACGGCGCATTCCAATTTATTCCATCAGTGCTATATGCTGAATTATAATTACCGTTTCCTCCAGTCGCGACAAACCGAGTTGGACTAGCCGCGACGGCCTGCCAAATGCACGTAGGATCAACTGAAGCAAGTGTAGTTCCGAATGAGAAACTCCATGTTTGACCATCAGAACTATAATAACTTTGGCCGGAGTTTATGATACTCACGAATTTGCCTATTCCCGATGACCATGCTATTGACGCACCCGTTGCCATCAGCGTCCCGGCCGTTACTGAAAATGGTCTAGGTAGCTGCTCTGTTGGTATTGTATATGAAACTTGGTTATTGTACAAAGCTATTTGTGAAGCTCCTAAACTTGAAGAATACTTGCTAGGTGTTAGCCAAACACCTTCAGGTGCTAAAACGCCGTTATATGACTGCCCAGAAAGTGGCCCGACGTTTGAAAATTTTGAAGTGACTGGATTAAACAGGCCTATATTTGAAGTTTGAGGCGCGAAAAAGACGTTTCCGTTTGGCAAGAGAACGCCTCCATTATACCCAGGGGGCACGCCAGCGACGGATGCGAAAGCCGAAGTGCTGGGATTGAAAATGCCTATGTTCGTACAGTTTGACGTGACAAATACCACACGACCATCGGGCAAGTAAACGCCACCCGAATACGCGTTGGAGGTTACAGAAACCGAAAGAACGTTTCCATAGGCCGGTGAGGGACTCGTGCACCAATATGATTTTGAAACTGCATTACATGTGGCTGATATGGCTGATTGAATTGCCGGTGCGTTTAGGGAGTTTGGCTGCAAATAAAGTGAACGTTTCGTCAGGTCTTCATTGTAGTAAATTGTGTTTGTGACTGATAAATCAGTTGAGGAGAGGGCATTGGATGCAAATATGTTACTAGTAAGGTAGTTAATAAAATATATAAATGATCCACCTTCGCCGCCATAAATAATGCCCCCCCCCGTGGACGAAAGACTTGTTTGCCCCCCATAATACGCAGACGAGCCCGGTGAATTGGCAAACGGTGGCAACTTATATGACGCTGGAGACCCTGAAAGTAAATTATAAAAAACTACTGCATAAGACTGGTTTGTGCGGGCAGTATTATACGCAAAAACAGCCGCTATATCACCGTTTGATGAAATTGATGTAGCGTATCCAAACCCATCATTAGCAACAGGTGAGTACGGAAGTTGAGATGCCGACCCCCACGAACCACCGGTATACTTGAAAATCGCAGCATAACCGGCGCCACTTGAAGCCGTTCCTGCGCCTACTATTGCTGTATTACCATCAGATGACAAAGAAACGCCGCGTCCGAAATTTGCACTAGCTCCCGCAGTTGAAACTAATGAAGTTCCCGCGTCCCATGTACCCGAGTATAGAAACACCTTCGCCGAGTTTGCATCAGGTGCACCTACAATAGCCGTATTACCGTTATAAGACAAAGAAACAGCCCACCCAAACTGGCTGCCGCCGCTGGTCAGCGCAGTTGCGGTACCCCATGAAGAACCGTTCCATTTGTAAACCCCTGCCCAGGGGGACCCCCACGCGCCTACTATTGCTGTATTGCCATCTGATGATAGCGCAACTGACCAGCCAAACAACCCACTAACAGGACGTGTTAATACTGTTGCTGACCCCCATGTTCCACCCGTGAATCTATAAACAGCTGCATAGCCAGCGCCAAACCCTGCGTTATATGCACCAACAAGTGCGATATTTCCGTCATAGGATAACGAAACTGCTGAACCGAACCGCGGGTTTGAGCCCGTGGCCGTTGAAACCAAGCCTGATTGATAGTTCCATGAACCACCGGAATATCTATATATAGAAACGGAACCTGGAGACCCGGAGGGGTTGGGAGCTCCAATAATTGCCGTAAGGCCATCATATGATAGAGCATCGGACCAACCAAGATGCTGATTAGTGTCCGATGCAGAAAATTTCAATGTACTCGAAGGGGCTCCGATCGCAAGACTTTGTTGATAAATTGAAAGAACGTTTATAGTATTCACGTTTAGTGTTGGAGACATGTTCGCAGATCCAGTAACTGTGACGGTGGTCGCGTTCATTGTCCGAACGTTCGCTCGCGTTGAATAAATGTTGGCAAATAGGTTTTGAGTCACTAACGCGTTTGAAACGAAGACGTTCCCTTGAACCTCAAAAGTACTCGCGGAAACACCTGGACCCACGTCTATAATCCCTATAGTGCTCAAGGTTGTCGTTTTGAGAGTGGCGGCGTTAATGGTCGTCGCGTACACATTTTGAGTCAAAATTACGTTTGAAACCCATGCGTCGCCCGTAATGTTCAGGTTCGCCCCACCGGTTGGATACCCTAAAGATGAATAAAAAATTATTTTCTCGGAAAGTGAAGCTATTAAAATACCGCATGAGGAAATCGTCACAGATTTTCCAAACTGACTAATTGCGGGTGCATATGCGAGTTGGGTCGCTGAGCTCCAGGTCCCGGCCGAATAAGTGTACTTGGCGGCGTAACCCGTGCCACTAGAGGCGTTGGGCGCTCCCACCACCGCCGTGAGTCCGTCTGCTGAAAGAGCGACTGACGCGCCGAAATTGGCACCCGCTCCAGCACCTGAAACGAGCGTCAAAGAACCACCGGGGCCAATCGTCGCCGCATATCCAGCACCACTTGAGTAGTATGGAGCACCTATAATAGCAGCACTGCCGTCAGATGAAATAGCAACCGAGTATCCGAAATAATCTGATGCGACTAGTCCAGTAGATACGCTTGTCTGACCTGTCACATTAACTCCGTTAAAACCATAAAGCGCCACTGTCGCGTAACCGGGCACACCAACTATTATAGTGTATCCAATACCCATTAGACCAGTCCCATATCCTGAAATGGCAACAGAATAACCAAAGTATGAAACGGGCCCATAAGGGTTACTTAGTGAAAGAGCACTACTCCATATACCGGCGGAGTATGTATAAACATATGCGGCTCCGATACCCGGATCGCCTACGACTGCTATATCCCCCGCAGGTGAAATAGCAACCGAAGATCCAAACGACTGACCAGGTCCGAACGAGCCTGGTATTAGGTCTGTGGGAGCAATACTCCAAGCCCCATTAACGAACGTAAAAACTCCAGCCAAGTTGTTACCAGGGGTGCCAACTATTAACGTGTTTCCATCGTACGAAAGAGCAGCTGCATACCCAAATGTAGGTGACGCGCTACTGTAGTTAAGTAGTTGTAAATTAATCATATCCCAATATCCACCAAACACGTTAGAAGTGAACCTATAGATATGCCCATATGTACTGGGAAAAATAGTTTGAAACGTTACCATCGTTGAACCGTCACCTGAATAATAAACATTTGAACCCCAATTGGGCGTCCCCCCAAACGGATTGGTCAAAGTTGTTGGACTTGCGGGTATTTGATACACTGGATTAACTATTCCAGTCGTCACTAAACTACCTGTGTTAATTACTCCAGAAACGTTCATCAAGTTGTACAGTGATACATTAGCCGTCGTGATATTGGAAACGTACGCATTGCCCTGTACCATAAGGTTCGCACCCCCCGAGGTCCCTATACCTACATGAGTTGCCCCGAGCGAAAAGGTGTTTGAAACTCCAGACACGTTCATTAGGGTCGTGAACAGATTACCACCCTGATACGCGTTTGAGGCCACTACATTTCCTGATAAAAATACAGTGGATGCTTGAATTGTCGTGTTCATGCTCGTGCTATTTGAACTGATCGCAAATACGTTACCGAAAGGAGCTCCAGGAGTTCCTATGCTTTGGTTTCCCAGTATATTTGACGTGAAACGTGAGGTGGCCCCGTATGAGACGAAATTTTGAACAATATTCGTGTTCCCTGTGGTCACAACGTCTCCAAAATATGTCGTGGCCGACATCCTCTAGTAGAAGCCTAGAAACTAAATACCGACTTACTTTTCATAAAGTCCAGTGAGCCGGGTCGGAGCGGAGCTCCTCCTTCACTGGAGTCTATGAATTTTTACACAGGCGCCAAAGGCCAAACAATGTTAAAGATCTCTCTGGGCGAGAGGATTTTTAGGGGGCTGGTACAAAAAGGACACTATAGAAATTCAACTTTAAGATTGAAAAGAAATAGTGTTCAAATTGTACCAGGGGGTGGGATGGTCTTCCAGTAGTCACGGTCCTTTATCGGTCCTGAGCCCCAAGTGAAAGGGTACTGTGAAACAGGCGTGTCCTCTACGTCGTCCATGTCCAGGTATGCGTCCGGACGACCGCCCTCGGCTCTGTACGTGACACGGTCCCTCATACCTGTCGGCCCGTCGGGGTCCGTTCCTTCAGGAACAAACTTAATCATAGGACTTGAAGTGATCAAAGCCTTAAGCCGGGCCTTCATAGCCTCTTCTTCCGTTTTGAAATAGCCGACCAATTTACCGGCCAGAGTAACCTTCCAGGCCTTGCCCTTTTCACGGCTCGCTACGTACGTCACGCCCACGGCCTTGGAAGAAGACTGCGTGCGCTTGACCGTCCTGACGGCCGACTTGACGAGGTTTTCCTCTCTGAAATCCCAGGGGTCTCCGTTCACGTGAGTCCACGGGCCCTTGGAGCCTTTGATGACGTCCTGGAGGTACACGCGCTTCCCGAGCCTCGTGGCGAACACCTGATGCGTCTTGGCGTGCTGGAACCACGTGTACTGGGCGAGGTTTCTGGTGAGCACGGAATGGGTCGAGACCTGAGCCGTATGAAGCACGGTTCGTATACCATCCACATACCGCCAGACGATGATGGTGTCCGTCATCCTGGCCGTCCTGGTACAAGACTAACATTATAATTTGGGCCGGTCACCCCTACCCTACCCACCCTTAATTCGTTTTTGAAATTCAAAATTTTTTATGACCTAAATGAAAAACCTGTAGTGTTCAAATTGTACCACCCTCCATAAAGTCAAGGGATTCCATCGTAGATGAATCCCCCTTGAGTCTATGAATTTTCATGTAAAATTAAGCCTCCTGAACCTCCACGACGACCTCAGCCTCTGGGACGGGCTCAGCCTCTGGGACGGGCTCGGCCTCTGGGACGGGCTCAGCCTCTGGGACGGGCTCAGACTCCACGACGGGCTCAGCCTCTGGGACGGGCTCAGACTCTGTGACGACCGGGGCCTCCACGACGGGTTCAGCCTCCACAACGGGCTCAGCCTCCACGACGACCTCAGCCTCGGGGACGACCTCGGCCTCGGGGACGGGCTCAGCCTCGGGGACGGGCTCAGCCTCTGGGACGACCTCAGCCTCAACGACGGGCTCAACGACAGGAACCTCCTCAACGACAGGAACCTCCTGAACCTCCTCAACAACAGGAACCTCCTGAACCTCCTCAACGACTGGAACGACGGGCTCGACCTCCGCGTGAGTCAAGAGACTGGAGAGACGCGAGCCGGTGACGGGCGCGACAGGAACGCTAGTTCCTGGAGCCGGGGGCCAATCAACACTCAAAGGATCCTGCACCTCGTCCGGCAGGTCGCGCAGGGCCTGCCTGTAGGCGAACCAGGCGTCCTTCTTGTCTTGGCTGAGGTGTGCGTCGGACAGGGCGACCCAATCGCTCTGGGCGAGTCTCGCGTTTCTCTCGGTTCTGAGTTGGGTCCAGGCCTGGTCGAGCTTGGCCTGAACCTTGGCCGAGTCTGCGACGAGCGTGACCTGATCACCGTCCTGAACGCCCTTAACGTCGCTCCAGCTCAAGCCTTCTGGAACCTCGAGGCGTATACCGGGGGTGACGGGAACGATGGGTGAGTCGCTAAAGTACCAATCGACGACGGAAAGGGTATTTGAATCCAGAATTACGAGGACCTGGCTCATTGCTGAAATAGCTTATGAAAATAATAGGCTGAAGGATCAATGGAGACGTACAAGGGTGAGCCGATCGAGGAGATGTACGATCTCTGGAT